TTCTACCGGCTTGGGCCCGACGGGTCCTGCCGGTGGTGTGACCGGGCCTACCGGCCCAACCGGATACACCGGAGCGGCCGGTGTGGCGGGGCCCGCTGGACCTCGTCCAGCGACCGGAGCAACCGGTGCGACCGGGGCAACCGGGGGTATTGGAAGTTCGGCCATTACCGGTCCCACCGGTGCGACTGGTGCGAACACCTCTACCGGCCCCACCGGGCCTGTTGCTGCTACAGGACCCACGGGTCCGGCTGGCGTTACCGGTCCCACGGGGCCGACCGGCGCAACGGGTCGCACGGCACCTGTTGGTCCTGCTGGTCCGGTGCGGAATACGATCTACGCCATCCCGACCACCGATCCACTGGTGAAAGGGGCTATGTGGTCGCGCGCGGGCGTGATAACGTTCTCTGGAGGTTGACTTTTAGCCTCTTCGCAGTGAACTTTGGGGACTCCACACGGGGTCCCCTCTTTTTTGAGATCTCCATGCCTTATGCTGATCCAGCGAAGCGCCGCGAAGAAAAACGTCTATACCAACGTAGAAAACGAGCTAAATTTCCGACGTGGCGGCGAGATCAACACTTGCGACTTACCTTTGGCATTACTCAGACCGAGTGGGATGCCCTGTTTGCGCAACAGGGGTTTTGTTGTGCGGCTTGTGGGAACGATAAAGCGGGGCGGACTAGCGTTGGAAAAGATGCTTGCTGGCATACGGACCACAGTCCCGATTACCCAAAGGGGCACCCTAAATACATTCGTGGCATCTTGTGCCACTGGTGCAATATTGCCGCGAATAAGCGTAACACCCCGAAGACCTTGCGGGCTCTCGCGGACTATCTGGAACGGTGCCAATGAAATTGATGCTGAACTGCATCGTTAAGAACGAGGCAGGACGGATTGAGCGCTGTCTAGAGTCTGCAGCCCCCTTCCTTCATAGCTATTGCATTCTTGATACTGGCAGCACCGACGGCACATCGGACCTCATCAAGCAGATTATGGACGACGCTGGCGTCCCCGGTCTGGTGTACAGTGGACCGTTTGAAGACTTTGGGCAGGCCCGTAATTTGGCGCTGGACCATGGGCGTATGTATGCCAAAGCTAACGGGGCTGACTGGTTTCTATTGATGGACGCGGACATGCAACTGGTGGTCAAGGACCGAGACCAGTTTCTGTCGCCGCGTGATGGCTTGGCCTATGAGATGTATCAATACGCCGGGCCAACGCACTACACCAATGCGCGTCTTTGCAGGACGGACGCATTGGGAGGGTACAAAGGTCCGACACACGAGTACCTTAATATTACAACGGCCGGGTGCATCCCCAAGGAGGTTGCGTTCTTCTTGGACCACGCCGACGGATCGAACCGGATCGACAAGTTCAAGCGCGACATCAGGCTGCTAAAAAAGGGTCTAGAAGATGAGCCGGGCAATGCGCGTTACATGTACTATCTTGCTGCGTCCTATCGTGATGCTGGGGAGCCTGCTGCTGCGGTTGACTGGTTCCGTAAACGCATCGAAGCCGGTGGCTGGGACGAGGAGGTTTGGAAGGCACAGGTAGACCTCGCGCACGCGCTTAATGCGACCGGCGACACCGACGGGTTCGTTGCTACCTTGATGCAGGCGCACAGCTACCGGCCGACCCGTGCCGAGGCTTTGTATGATCTTGCACATTGGTATCGTGAGCAGCCGCATAGCCAAGCGGCAGCGCTGGCCTGTGCGGAAGCGGTCGAGCATCTACCCAAGCCGGACGACAAGCTGTTCGTCAACGACTACGTCTACCAAGTCGGCGTCAAGGAAGAGATCAGCATCACGGCCGGGTACGTGCCGGGCAAGTACGAGAAAGGCCGTCGGGCGACCGATGAGCTGGCGCTGAAAATCACTGATTACTGGACCGCGCGATCATGCGCGCGGGCGAACACGTACTGGTACATCCGGCCGCTGGCTGACGAGTGCCCATCGTTCAAGTGGCGCAACATCCCCTTCACGCCGCCGGACGGTCTCGTGCCGATGAACCCGAGCGTGGTGTTGCACAATCAGAAGGTCATGGTGAACGTGCGCGCCGTGAACTACCGCATAGACGACGCCGGGCGTTACGTGATCACCGCGACCGATGGCACCGCGAACGCCGAGAACCCCATTGACACCCGCAACTTCATCCTCAACCTCGGGTTCCACCCGATGCGGGGCGACCCGGTCAACGTGACCGAGTGTTACCGGCCCGGTAACCTGCCCTGCGAGTTTCCGCTGGTGACAGGGTTTGAGGATGTCAGGCTGTTCTCGTGGATATTCGACCTGTGGTGCACCGCGACCGTGCGCCAGATCGCGGCTGACGGGCAGTGCGAGCAGGTGCTCTCCAAGCTAGTGCTGGATGCGATGGCAGACGATGGCTACCGGCACGCGTTCGTGAAGCGCATGCTGCGTGTTCCACGTGAAACAGAGAAGAACTGGTCACCGATCCAGTGGGACGGTGCCAAGGAGCCGCTGTTCCTGCACCGGCCCGGCGTCGTGGTTAACTCGGACGGTGACAAGGTGCTGGACACTCCTGTGCCGTTCATGACCGACAATATCAGTGGGTCATCTCAATTGATCCACTGGGGCAACGGCGGCTGGCTGGCCATCGCGCACACCGCGCACCCGTTGCCGAATGAGTCCTACAAGCGGTTTTACTATCACAGGTTCATCGAGTACGCGCGCGACATGAGCGTGCGACGCATGAGCCTGCCGTTCTGTTTCCACGAGCGGGTGATAGAGTTCTGCGGCGGGATGTGCTGGGCACCCGAGGCGCCGTTGGCCGAGCTGGTGATATCCTATGGATATAAAGACAACGAGGCGCGCATTGCCACGGTCAGTGCCGACGAAGTTGACGGGTTACTCCAGCGGGGCCACATCTATGCTCGGGCTTAACGAGGCCGACTGGGTCAAGGAGCAGACTTGCACGCCGCTGTCGGGCGACGATCAGGTGAATGTCGCCAAGCTGTTTGCGGCATCGTATGGATTGCCCCTGCACGGTGACCGGTGGAAAAACTGGGATAGTTTCCTTGCTATCCACCATGTCGGGCGTCTGCTCAATCGCGACGATCCGGTGCTGGACGCTGGCGCGTGTAGGGACCCTAACTGGGAAATGAGTGCCTTCCTGCCGAGTCTGCATAAACTGGGATTTACCAATTTGACCGGGTGCAATCTCGATGAGAAGGACCCCGGCGAGCTTGTGGGGGGTGTCCTTTACGAACATTGCAACATTGAAATATTACGTTACCCGAAGGAAAAATTCGCGTTTGTGGCCTGTCTCAGCGTGATCGAGCACGGCATCGACTGGCGCAAGTATTTCGTGCAGATGGGGAAGGTGCTGAAGGACGGCGGTTACCTGTTCACGTCGTTCGACTATTGGCCCGAGCCGGTGGACACCAAGGGTCAGATGGCGTTCGGGGCGCCGATTCGGATTTTCACCAAGGCTGATGTCATGCTGATGGTGGTCTTCGCTGCGGAGTGCGGGCTTCATCTGATGAAGAAGCCCAAGTTGGAGTGCAAGCACGCCCCGGTCGAGTGGATGGGGATGAAGTATACGTTCATGAACCTGCTGATGAAGAAGATTGCCGGTTAACGGGTTGTTAGGAGTCTCGGGGCTATAGCTGGAGAACACCTCCCTGCAGGAGAGTTCTCATGGCCAATATCAAGAAAGAAAGCTCGCATAACGTCCAGTTTGCCAAGGGTGGCAACACGCCGATGTTTTCGCAGCAGCAGGCCGAGCCGATGAAGTCCGGCCAGACCGGCGATCCGGGTGCGACTGGCAAGGGTGCCGAGTTTGCCAAGGGCGGTTCCAACAAGATGTTCGGCTTCTCGGGCTCAACGCCCGCGCAGGCTGGCATTACCAGCCCCCGTTAACGCCATGGTTTACAAGAACCAGCTGACCCCCCTGCGCAAGGGTGGCCAGATCAACAAGGTCGAGGGCAAGGGTTCGCAGATGGCGGCAATGCCCGACCGCCGCCAGATCAAGCAGCTCGCGACCGGCGGCATTGGCGACTATGCCAAGGCAGCACCGACCATGCCCGCACCCGGTGTCAGGGCCCCATTCGGGACCTACGATCTGGAGTGACATGCCAGCTGACCTGAAGAAGTTCAGCGAGATCGCTGGCCGCTGGAAGAATCACGATCCTCGTGCCTACGAGGAGTTCCTGCTCATTTTCGAGTGTTACGTTTTCGACGTTACCTTGGCGGTAACCGAGGCGTCGTCGAACGACGTGCTGCAGGCGCAGGGTCGCGCCCAGCAGGCCCGCAAGTTTTTACTGTTGTTCACCGAGCACTTAGAGCCAAACCGCGCCACGTCGTGAAAGCCACGTGCCGCTAGAGGAGCTGTGCCATGGCCGAAACATTGTCCCCCATTGACACCAGTGTACCTATTCCTCCCGCCGTGAAGGCTGCTGGCGAAGCCGCCGACGCCATCCACAAGGCGCTATACCCCACTGACGAACCAGCGCCAGAACAGCCACCCGAGGAGCAGCCAGCCCAGCCCCCCGAGCAGCAGGTCGAGCCGCAACCTGCGCCACAACCGCCGCAACAGGATCGGCGGGCGGTGCCGGATAGTGGGGAGCACGGGTCGTGGGAGCATCGCTACCTCGCCATGAAGGGCCGGTTTGACCAATCGCAGCACACACTAGGCCAGATGCAGGAGCAAATGTCGGAGCTGGGCGACGAGCTGCAGCGCACCCAGCAGGCGCTGCAGATGGCCCGGGCCAATATGGCGCCACGGTCACAACAGCAGCAGCGCCCGCAGCAGCCGCGCACGGTCACCAACGAGGATGTCGAGACTTACGGGCCGGAATTGATCGACTTCGTGACGCGTGCGGCGCGTGGCGCGGTTGCACCCGACCTGCAGCAGGTCAGCCAGCAGGCCCGGCAGGCGAATCAGGCGGTACGCCAGACCTCCCAGCAGCGCATGGAGATGGACCTCGACCGTAGCCTGCCACAGTGGCGTGAACTGAACACCAACCCCCGGTTCAAGCAGTGGGCCGGTTTACGAGATGTTTACTCTAATCAGGTTAGGAAGAACCTCATAAACGACGCAGCCAAAGCGGCAGATGCCCCTCGGGTCGCGGCGTTTTTTCAAGCGTTCCTCGCAGAGGAACAAGCCACGGGCCAGATGCCAGACCCGCAGTACCAGCCGCCGGAAGCCCCGGCGCCTCGTCAAGCTGCGGTGGAGTTGAGCAGTCTCGCGGCCCCCGGCAGGGCTAAGCCAGCGTCTGGCAACGGGGTTGCCGCCGCTGCCGACAAGCCAGTCTTCACTCGTGCCCAGATCAGGGCTTTCTACTCGAATGAAGGCCGCATGGCCTACACGGGCAGGGAGGCTGATCGCAAACGCGACGAGCAGGCGATTTTCGCGGCTCAGAGCGAAGGGCGCGTCCGATAACTGGGGGCGGCGCGTGGTGTGACCGTCCCATTACATAAAGGACGGTGGCTATGGCTATCCCGACGACTGGTTTCCCACTTGCTGGGGCCGGTACGACACCGGCAATCTATCCGACTGGTAGTGCAAGCAATCTTTTACAATCTACGGGCTTCATTCCGGAAATTTGGAGTGGTAAGCTGGTAGAGAAATTCTATGCGTCGACTGTGCTCGCTGCGATCAGCAATACCGACTATTGAGGTTTGCCTTTGTAGTCGTTAAACCCGGTGAATTGCGGGAATATCTGGTGAATACCAGACAATCCGCAGCCAAGCCCTTAGATGGGAAGGTTCAGAGACTAGGAATTCAACTCGTTATCTCCTTGGCCTAGTGCCTTTATTGGGGGTGAGAATGGACAAGAGAACGACGGGCGCGTTGCTCGGCATGGTGGCTGGTGATGCTTACCTGAATGTCAGGGAGCGACTTCAGTCGGGGAAATATCCCTACACGTCGAGCGAGATGCGGGTGCTTCACGGCTCTCAACAGCGTGCTTACTGTGAGTTCAAATGCGCTCTTGCCAACAAGTTGCTTGGGACAAAATCATCGGTAACTACCGTGAAGAACGGGCCGGGAGGACGTTACGAAGCAGCGCAGTTTTCGGTGTCGCACCCCTACTTCAAGATGATCAAGGGGTGGACTTACCGTGACGGTAAGAAGCAGTTCAATCAGGTGTGGCTGGATCACATGACACCAGAGGGCATAGCTATCTGGTACATGGATGATGGTCACGCGCGGCGGAACGTGAATTCGGTAGGCAGGGTTTCGTCGGTCTCTATGAACATTGCGACATGCTGTCCGAAGGAAGAAGCGGAGTTGATTGCGCGGTGGTTTGACGACCTCCACAAGATCAAGTTTTCACTGTTTCCAGAGGGGCAGGGGTACTCACTCAGAGCTAACACCGAGAACACTCGGCTGTTTGTGCATCTGGTGCAGCCCTTCATTGTTGAGCCTATGCTTTACAAGCTCAGCCATGTTGCCGACTTGAATTCCCACGAGTGCCGGGCACCCGTAGCGAAATGTACAGAATGCTCCAGTACGATCTTTGATCGACGAAGGAAGGGGCTCTGTAATGCCTGTTACAGCAGGCGATACTACCGAGAGGTAGTACGGGTGATGAGATAGTCCGATCTGCCGGGTGACCGGTAGAAGCAGTGGATAAAGAGCCGCTGCGGTAACACGCCGGAAGGCGAGATCAAGAACCAAGGCGACCGGGTGAAAATCCGCACCAAGCCGACGGTGACAATTCGCGACTATCGCGCCGACGGGCTTTTGGGTCTTGACCGTCCGACCGGTTCGTCCATCGAACTATACATCGGCACCGGCAAGTATTTCTCGCTGGCGCTCGACGACGTCATGGAGATTCAGTCCGACCTGAACGTTCTCTCGATGTGGTCCGACGACGCGGCACAGCAGCTCAAGATCGTGGTCGATCAGGACGTGCTCGGTGGCATCGTCAACCAGATGGCGGCAGCCAACCAAGGCACGGCGGCCGGTGTCATTACCGCGTCGCTCAATCTCGGCGTCAAGAGCACCCCATTGAGCGTGGTGGGGCGCAATGCTGGCGTTGGTCAGATCGAGCTGATCGACGTGCTGCTCCGCATGGGGCAGGTACTCGACGAGCAGAATATCCCTGAAGTCGGCCGCTGGGTTGTCATGCCAGCGTGGGCCGGGCGCATGATCAAGCAGAGTGAGTTGCGGCAGGCGTATCTGTCGGGCGACTCTGTATCTATGTTGCGCAATGGAAGGTTAGGGATGGTAGATCGCTTCACGATCTACATCAGCAACCTTCTTCCGAACAATACATCTGACTCTACTAACTTCGCGTCAGGTGAATGGCCAATATTCGCAGGTCATGCGCATGGGCTTACATTCGCGAGCCAAGTCTCGAAAATCGAGACACTTCGTTCTGAGCTTACGTTTGCCCAAATTCTTCGCGGTTTACAGGTGTACGGCTTTCAAATAACTGACGGCAAAGCACTTGTACAGTCGCAAGTGACACCGGCTGGTTAACTATACTTGCGAATACTATAGGGGTTGACGTGTTAGGTTGCGGGGTGAAAAGGTGAGACCCCCGCAACCTGACTGGACAGCCCATGCCGTGGAAAGACCAAGAGTACAAAAAGCAGTACATGCGCGAATACGCGCGACGCCCGGACCAAATAGCAAAACGAGACGCGTGGCGCCGCGCCCACCTGCAGCTCAATCAGCAGTATCAAAAGAACTGGCGCGAGAAGGACCCGCGTAATGCGATCATCGTCAAGTCGCGTTCGGGTGCTAAATTTCGTGGGTTGGAGTTCGCGATTACGGTGGCCGATCTCGACTGGCCGACGCACTGCCCGGTGCTTGGGATCGAGTTGGCCTACACAGGCAAGGGCGAAAGGCGGGACAACTACCCCTCACTCGACCGCATCGACAACTCGAAGGGCTATGTCCCCGGCAACGTCCAAGTCATTTCGTGGCGTGCGAACCGGATTAAGTGGGACTGCACCCCTGCCGAACTGGAAGCGGTCCTGCGCTACGTTAGCCCTCCCTTAACCCTCGTTGGCGTACGATCCGTGTCAACACGGGATCAGATCGATGCCCCCTCCGAATTTGATGACTGTCGAGCAGATGATCAAAGGGGTCAGGAACATCCTACTCGATAAAATCCGGCCCTATCGCTACGGCGACGTCTCGCTGATTGCAGCCCTGAACCTTGTGCTGCTGGATGCCCGGCGGCTGCGGCCGGACCTGTTCATCGACCGTTACGGGATCGAGGTGCCGCAGTACGAGGAGATCAGCGGTGCGGTCATCCCGATAGAGGCCCAGTTCCGCCTGCCGATTGAGTACGGCATCGCCGGGCACGCCCTTCTCAGGGACGAGGAAGACGTGCAGGACGCCCGCGCCAACACCTTTATCCTGAACTACATCAACATGTTGACCGGCCAGCGGCCCCACATCCCGGTGGAAGGTGGCACGCCGTCACCAAAGACCCGTCCACGCGGTGCGGGCCCGCCGCAACCCGGAGGTGAGTGATGGCGCTCGACCCGCGCGAAGTCCAGCAGCTGCTGGCCAACGCCCAGATCAAGCTCACGGGCGCGAGCGAGAGCGGCATCAAGGCCGAGCTGTACGATGTGCTGAAGGAGTTCTTCGAGGACAGCTCCTGCTGGCAGGAGGATATCGAGTTCCTGCCGCTGGCCAATCAGACCGAGTACCTGCTGGCACCCGCGCATGACGGCCAGATCATCCGGTTGATCGGCGTGTGGGACGACCGGGGCACGCCGCGCATGGATGCGTTCATGCGCGAGTTCGCCACGCTCACGCTGATCAACCCGCCGCAGAACGACGCGACGGCGAACTACACCGCGCGCGTGGTCAAGACGGTTACCGTGCCGGTAACGCGCGACGCGATGCCGGTCGCGCCCGAGTGGACCCTGCGTGTGTACAGTATCCACATCCTCGACGGGCTGCTCGGCAAGATGATGGGGCAGCAGCAGAAGACCTACTCCAACAACACGTTGTCGGCTTATCACTTGAGACGGTTTCGTGTTGGTATCCAGCTCGCCAAGGTCGCTGCCGAGCGCGCCAACCTGCACGGTGCGCAGAACTGGGCGTATCCGCGTGGCTGGGGAAGCAAGTCGCAGCGTGGCG